GACCCGCGCCGAGACCCGCGTCGCGACCTACGCCGAGACCGGCGCCGCGATCTACGCCGCGACCCGCGCCGCGACCTACGCCGAGACCCGCGCCGAGACCGGCGCCGCGATCTACGCCGCGACCCGCGCCGCGACCGACGACGCGACCTACGCCGAGACCCGCGTCGCGACCCGCGCCGCGACCGACGCCGAGACCCGCGACGCCACAACACGCTTCCTTCTAGGCTGCTGCGCCGGTTGGGACAACTTGCGCAATGGGGGCAATCAGTGGAGCGGTTGGGTCTGCTTTCTGAGTTTCTTCCGCCACATCGCGCAACTGCCGATCGATTACTCGAAATGGGACCACTACGAGGTCGCCGCGATCGCGGGGCCGCGATACATGACGCCGGACTTCTGCATAGTTTCGGAACCTCCGCTGGTGCTCCGCGTAGATGATCGCAATCTGCCGCACTGCGAAGATGGTCCATCGCACCGCTGGGCAGACGGCATCGAGTTGTACTATTGGCACGGCGTCAAAGTGCCTAGGCGCTGGGTCCTGGAGCGTAAGACGGTGCCCGTTGTTGAGATTCTAGCCGAGCAAAATGCCGACATTAGAACCGCCGGGCTGCAGATGGTAGGATGGCCCAGGATACTCGCAGAGATGACCGCCAAGGCGGTCGATGTCGACGACCCGGAGATAGGAACGCTCTACAGCGTGGATTTGCCCAACGAACCAGGGCAACGGATTCTCATGGCTCGGTGCGGTACGGGGCGGGACGTCGCTCTGCGTGTGCCTCCCACGATGAAAACGGCGCTAGAGGCAAACGCGTGGACGTGGGGATTGTCGCCAGAGGAGTACAAGCCGGAGGTGCGCACATGAGTGAGAACGGATCCACAGCGATGGTGAAGCGTATCGGTGACCCCGCGCCACCGATGATCGACCCGCGCACAGCGGTGGCGGCCAGGAATTTGGACGACGTGCATCGCATGGCTATGGCCGTCGCCAAAAGCGGCCTCTACGGTGTGCAGTCGGTCGAAGAAGCAGAGATTCGGATGATCACTGGCATGGAGCTCGGCCTATCGATGCTCCAGTCCATCCGCGGCGTATATGTCATTAATACTGGCGGCAGAAAGCTGCCAGGTCTTTATGCCGACATGATGGCTGGCGTTTGCAAGAGCCATCCGGAAACGTGCGAATACTTTCGCCTCGTCGACTCGACGCCGCTAAAGGCCATCTACGCGACCAAACGGGTCGGCGAGCCGAGCGAGACGGTGATGTCTTTTACGATGGACGATGCCCAGGCCGCCGGGCTGGTCAATAAGGACCCGTGGAAGAGCTACCCGGCCGCCATGCTGCGAGCACGCGCGAGCGCCGCGCTGGCCCGCGCCGTGTACCCCGATCTCCTAAACGGTCTCTATTGCACCGAAGAACTGCAGGACATGCGCAATGCGCCGCCTATGCCTATGCCAATCAGGACAGAGCTACTAACGGCGGACGGGGAAATCGTGCAATCATCGCCCGAGCTGGACGAGCAGCTGCACGCGTCGCTCGAGCAAGCGCAAAAAAAGCTATTTGATGGGCTGATGGTCGATCTGCTCGATGCGAGGTCGCCCGACATGCTCGACAAGGCGATGGCGGCTGTCGGTGCCGGCAAAGACAAGCTTTCGTCCGATCAGCTCACACAGCTGCGGGTGTGCGCGAAGGAGATGAAAGCACAGGTGTCCGGGTGAGATTCTCGCCAACCAGAATGTTCGTCGCTGAGGCTGGCTGCCTCTATCCATTTCGCCGAGATGTGCGTCCCCCTCCCGAGCGAGAAAATGCGAAGATGCGCCGCGGAAAAGATCTACACGTGGCAATCGAAAGGGCGCTGCTATCCCAGCCGGCAGTTGGCGATCGGCCGGAAGTCCTGCATGCATATCGCTGGGCCACCGAGCGATGGTCAGTGCTGCATTGCGAAACTCCGATCGGCATCGATCCGACCAACGGCACCGCTCGTCAGTACGATACCAAAGATGATATCCCAGACGATCACGTTGCGGTGGTCGTCGATGTGCACAGCCGCGAGGCGGCAGCCGTCTACGATTGGAAGACAGGTTCGCAATTCTCCAGCTTTTCCTATGCACCACAGGTCAAGCTCAATGGATATGCAGTCGCAGCGCTGCTCGGGGTGGAAGACGTGGAGAGCGGACTAGCCTACGTGAGCGCTCATGGCATCACGGCAAAGAGCTGGCTGCTGGACGCATTCGATCTGGCGCGCCAACGCCAACAGCTGCGCCTATGGGCAGCGCAAGCGCCAACGGCCGAGCCCACCCCTTGCGCTGCATGCAAATGGTGCCCGGCGCGGGCAATTTGCCCCGCGATGGTGGATAAGGAGGCAAAATGGACCGCGTAAACGCGCGAGTTCTTTTCGTGATTCGCCCTGGTCAATCAATCGGTTCCTGGACCGGCTTTATCGTGCGCCAGCGCGCCTGGCCGGCGCTATGGCAAGCCATCTGGATGGATCTTCGCCGCATGATTCGGCGCTGGACTAATCGTGATTGACCACGTGCGAATTATGCTTGACTGTTTGCAATGGGCGCGCTATACATAATCTGTCAGCGCCAAGACAGAAACGAGGCGGAGCGGACAGGGCGGCTCGAGACAGCCCAACGGAGTGCGGCCGGAAATGCGCAGGGTGGAAAAGGGCAGCCGTGAATGTCCTAGCGAGCCGGGGCGATACCCCGGCTTTTCTCTATCTCATCGGCCTGTGATGCGCTAACAAATCCGTCGCCATGACACGTCGCGCATCTGGTTAGCGCATAGAGGCCCCCGCCGTCCTCTCCGTACGAGATACCGTCAATGGGCTCCACACCACACATGCCAGACCCGAGACATTGCGGACAGCGCACGGGGTGCTGCTTGCCGGTCGGCAGTTCATCCTCGGGAAATAGGCCATGAATGCCAGTCATGCGTCCGCATCGGGAGGATCTGCGCAGTGCTCCATGAGCTCTGCGAGCTGCTCACATCGGCCAGGGGTCTGCTTATGCCAGGCGGAATCCCGCATCTCCGCCGCCGCGCGCCCGAAATCGCCCATGCGAATCGCGGTCAGCATGTGGACAAAGCATCTGACCCCACCATCGCCCAACTGAAAGCACATGTCTGCCAAGACGAGCCTGGCATCGTCTGGTAACGATGCCCAGGTCTCTCGCCCCACAACATCGCCCGCATCGGTCAGCGCAGAGCCGGCGGTGTACTCGAGCAGCTTCTCGGCTTGCTCGAGAGTAATGGCCTGCGCGCCGGCCGCGATGGTCTCCGCCTGTGTCAGAGAGAGACCCAGGAGCGCCCGCATCGTCTCCACGGCATGGCCCTCGAGCAGGTACCCATAGCCAATGGTGGCGTGGCCCAGAGAATCGAGATAGCGAAAGGACCGCATGCCTTCCTCTCCGCGGAGACGGGCCATGAGCCGTTCAACCGCATTCATCGAGTAAACTCGTCCGCAATGCTCTGCGCGCGCGCTTGCGCGTCGGCGAGGATCGTAGCAATGGCCGCCTTGCGGGCATCATCGTCTACGGCCAAGTCACGGGCCACCTTGACGAGCGCCGCAGTAGCCTCGGAATATGGCGTGGGCAATGTCGGCGCCAACACATCGACGACCTTGTAGACATATTCGGCCGCCTCGCTGCCCGCGACCATTTCCAGAATGGCGATCAAATCATTCAGCGCTTGCGGCATCGGAGCCTCCTTTGCAGTGGATGTTGATGGTGCACTTGGGAGCGGAGAGCTGGGCCTTGATTCGAGCTTCCTCGCATGACAGGCCAGCATCCAGACTATCATCGAGACTCTGTACGAGCCGATCGCAATCGGCCCTGACCTCCGCGGCCGCCAGAGGAACACTCGAGCAGGCGCCAAGAAAGAGCGCCACCCCGACGATGGGCGCCACTGGAGGCTTGCTCTTGCTCGTCGGCGTTTCCGCGGGTGTCGGGATATTGCGCAGTGTCGGCGGCGCCGGGTTATCGGGAGGAACGTTTGCCAAGTGCTTTACCATACCGACGAGATCTGGCATCACCTTCAGGATTGCGCCGCCCACACGTGACTGGTCGTATCCGGCCGCGTGAATGAGCGATGCGACGACGCTGCCGGCGCTCACGATGACTCCCACCCATTGCTCAATTTGTTCCGCTGATAGACTCATGTTGCCTTTTCACCTTCCAATAGGGCCACTCGGTGTTCCAATAGAGTCAACCGATGCGTGATTTCAATGCGTTCTTGATGCGTGGCCGTCACCTCGGCGGCCATCGCGCGGACGGCCAGCAGAATGTGGTCGAGCCGCTCAAAAATCATGTCCTGCGAAGTCGCCAATTCGCCGAGTCGTTCCCCCATTTCGGCGAGCGATGAAGGAGCTTCTGATCGTTTCGGCGTGGTCATCGGCGTGGGCTACGCTCGGCCATTAATAGGTCGAGTTTGGTTTCTGTCTTGGCAAGTCGTTCGCTGACGACGGTCAGCCGCTCCGAGATTCCGCGAATGTCGGTTTGCAGCGTGCCGAGCTCCGCTCGTAGCTCGGCGGCGGAGAGCGTGATCTGATTTTTATCCGCATCGGCGCGCTCCACCTGCAGCAGCTGCGCAATGATACTGGTCGACGCAATCAGGCACGTCCCCAGAATACCAAGGATGCCGTTTCTGCGTGCTCGCAGCTTGGAACGAATCAAATCGATTTCGCCGTCATCGCTCATGGGAACCAATCCGCGCCGAGCGGACCTCGGACGCCTGCCCCGATTGGGACCTGCCCCTCGGCTGCCAGGATTTCCGGCGATTCTTGCAGGGCCCATTGCAGTCCGGATGGGTGCGCAATCACGCCTGCGGCGTGCGTTGTGCTGCCCTGCGCGCCGGATACGTGGCGCCCCGCGCCTGCATCGACCCCCGCATGCGGATACCCAAGCTGCGAATCCATTGCCGTCTGCAGCGCTATCGCAGGCGCCTGCACAGCGAAGACAATCGCATTCATGCGAGTAGCCCGAGACGCGCGCAGCCGGCTTTATGGATCCGAATCGCCACCGCATTGGGCAATAGGGTTGTGAAGAGCGCCCCGAAGAGCCAATCCATGTCGCTGCCTCCGGTGGCCGGCGACGCTCCTAGAAACACGGAACCCGTTGCGCCGGGCGCAGCCCACGACCCGAGTTGTGAGCTCATACTCTGTGCCACGCCGTTGACCATCCCAGTGACAATGCCGGATCCGCTTCCTCCAGAACCGATCGACCACATTTCGGGAACGGTCGTTGGCGTCGACCCCATAGCATGATCGGAGTTGCCGACAAATAACAAGTTACGCAGCCCGGTGGTCGTCTCCGCATTGAGCGAACTGCCGGCGCCCGCGCGAGCATTACCCATGATGCCATTATAGACGCCGGCCGCGATCGCTCGGACTCTGTGCGCCGACATATATGTGTGAGCGCCGGTGCCGATGAGGTCGATATTGGCGGCGAGTAAGGAATCAGCGTTAGCAAGCACAAACTGGACAGACGGCTGGCCGTTGTAGGTCGGTGCGCCAGTGTACAGTGGCTGATTGGCCGCGGTCGCCTGCAATAAGTCCACCGCCCCGGGCACTTGTGACGCCAGCGCAGAAACATCGGTCCCGTTGAGCGTAACGCCAAGGGCCGCATCCCACATGGCCGCTAGGCCGTGCGCGGAGAAGCGTCGCACGTCGCCACGCGAGCGTGCATCATAACATCCTCGCCGATGCCCGCCGAGCCATCGGCGCCTGGTGGAAGCCGACGTAATCACCGCAGGCGCGTGTTCAACGCCTCGCTGGCGACCGAAATATGCAAGATGACCCCCGCAATCGCGCTCTGATAGTGCAAAAACTTGCAGAGTACGCCGCTGTTGCCGCCCGTGCCCGGAGCCCATGGAATATGCAGGTCCCTGGCGCCGCCGGCCGGCAGATAGTCCGCCTGGGCGTTGTTCGCCGCGGTGGTGTTGGTACGGTCGATCGCCGTCCCATTGGTATCGGAAAACGCATACCAAACGTCGCCGCCCTCGGCCGTGAGCGAGAGAATCTGGTTCGAGTTGACTCCCTCGGCGAGCTCGACGACGGTGGTCACGTCCACGTTCGCCGCGGCCGTACCGACCGAGAGCGCGCGCACACGGCCTTGCCTAGGTCCGATGGGATTCAACGCCTGTACGCTAGTTTCGCCTGACATTGTAATGGGTCCTTTCAGTGTCCGATCATGGACGCGGTGAGTGTGCCCATGCGCTTGGCGCCTAGGCCCGGTTGCGTGGGCATCGATGGTGAGCCCCGTTGTTTCTTTTGCGCCCCGTCCCCCATCTGCGGGCCGTACTTGCTCGCAAAGTCGATGCTGTAGGAGCGTCCCGCAGCGGCACCGAGATCAAAGAGCGAATCGAGGATGTCTTTTTGCCGCAGGGGAATCGCGTGCCCGGCGCTGTCGGCATCCGATACGCGCTGCATGGCCTCGCTCTGAAGCCACTGATACATGCGCGGATAGACGTTGCGGATCGCATCCATCTGCGGTCCGGACACGGTGCCCTGCGGGATGTTCGAAAGAACGTCGCGCGGCCGCATGACCGCGGTCCAGATCTGCGCATAGCCCATGACTTCCTCGCGGCTCGGCACGGGCTGACTCGCCCTCGGCGTGAGCGACTGCGGATCGTAGAGGCCGATAGGCATTTGCTTTTTGAGATACTCGATCGCCTTATTGGCGCTAGCATAGGCCGCCAAGGCGAGCGCCGGGTCCTGCACGCCCTGTGCGCCGAGCGCCGCCGTCACCCGCTCGGGAAGCGACTGCTCGGCATGCAGTAGATCTTGGACGCGATCCTTGTAGGCAAGCTCGGGCGTGTCGTGATTCGCTTGGAAAAGCTCGAGAGCGGAGAGCCTGCCCACCTGCTCGAGCGGCGCCTGCGCTTCACGCGCGACGTTGCCTAGCCCGGTGAAAAGACCATTGAGCGCGCCCGTGCCCGCCGCCTGGGTCGCGCCTGCCAGCCGCTCGGCGAGCGCCAGCCGCTCGACCATCTTGGCCGGGTTGGCCACCGCGCCGAGCACGCCTCCGAGCGCGCCCCCGCCGAAGCCGGCAAACGCATGCCCGACGAGCGCGCCGAGACCGATGCCGTCTTGCGCCCCGCCTCGCAGCTGGTCGAGCTTATTGACTGCCGTGATGGCCTGCCCAGCAGTGCCTAGCTCGTGTTGAAATCCCTCGACGCTATTGGTAATTGCCGTGAGCTCCGCCTGTTTCGCTTCGGTCAGGCCCCCCGCCTCGGCGAGCGACTGCGCCAGGTTTTGCGTCGCGGCCAGGTGCCGGTCGATGATGCTGTGGTCGAGATCCTTGGCCGGGTCGGTCAGGCCGCGCACGAAACCCGCGATCTTGCCGGGGTCCGCTCCACGCGTCGTTTCCCATCCCTCCTTTCCCGTCTCGGTGAGAAATCGCTGGTCAAAGAGCCTTTTGGTCCCCATCCACTCGGTAAAGGCCTTGTTCACCGAGGCTTGCATCTGGCCGGCTTGGCCCCATGCATCGTGCTCGAGCACGCCCTTCAGATCGTCGTACATCTCTCGCGCCGCCTGCGCGGTGTCCGTCGCTCCGCCGGTGGAAAGCATCTGGCCGGCTCGAGTGACCTGGCGATTACCGATACGTTTTTTCAAGTCGTCGAGCGCCTTGAACATGTCGGCGCCATCGCCCGATTCGATGGCCTGCGAGACTTCGCGGTCGGCGCGCGAGAACGCGTTACTCATGCGCTTGACCGCGCCGCGATCGGTGTAGATGTCCGGCTGCGAGCGCATCTCGTCGAGCTTCTCCTTCGCGTTCTGGAGCCAGTCGGCGGCAAGCGACTGCTGCGCCGCAACGCTCTCCGGATCGCGCGCCACCGTCGCGGCGATGTTGTCCGCTTTGAGCTCGCGCCACTCGGGCGTCAGATTGCGCGTCGATTCCTCAATCTGATTGACGTGCGTGCGCAGCGCCCGCTCGGCACCCTCGCGTGTCGCGTCTCCATCATAGGTCGCCAGCTGCCGGAATTTCTTGCCGGCGGGCGACATGTCCGTGAGTTCGGCAATCGTCTCCGGGTTCTTTCCGCTCGCCATGCCCATTAGCTTGGCGAGGGGCCCCGGTGGGCGTTTCACCGCCTGCGCGGATTCGGGTGTCACTTCTTCGCCCGTCGTCTCGAGTATGCGCGTCGATGCCCGGCCGGCGACTTTGCCCACCAGCTCACCTAGGCCACTCATGCCGCCGCCGACTAGCGCACCGCCGAGCGCGCCGTGCATCACGGCAGCCATGGCTTGCTCGCCGGTGAGCGCGCGGCCCTCATCATGTGCCTGTTGCGCCGCATCAGCGGTCGTCTGCGGCGTCATCGCGACTGCCCCGCCTAGCGCACCAGCTCCAATGCGTCCGGCCGCCGTAGTGGCTCCCACGGCCCCCTGCGCGGCGGCTCCGAGCCCTAGCGCTGGAGCCGAGCCAATGACCTGCCCGGCGATGTTGCCCACCTGTCCAGCGGTCGTTTGCGCGCGCGCGCCCGAGTTGACCTGCAGCTTCTGCAGCTGTGTCTCGACGTCCGCACCGTCGAGCGGCATGCCCTTTTCCGCAAAGACCTGCTTGATCGCGTGTCGTTGGATGGCTTTGATGGCCTCGTCGCCTGTCCAGCCCTCGAGCGGGTCCGACCCGGAAATGCCAGCCACCTTGGAGAGCGCGGTCACCGCCCGCGGAATGGCGGTGACCGCGTTGACCGTGCCCTTGAGGATTCCCTCGCTGGCCGCCACCACGGGATGCTTGGCGGCCTGAACGATCGCGTTGGCCTCCGCCTTGGTAACCGGCTTCCACCCGAGCGTGGCCGCCGTCTCCGCATCGTCCGGAGCGACTTGGACGACGGAGCCATCGGAGCGCTGAAAAAGGTCCGCCATCAGTCGCCCTCGTACGGGGTGACGGGGTGCGAGAATCCGAGCGGCGCGCCCTGGTCAGGTTCGCCGGTGCCCGACTTACGCAGCGTCTTCTTCTTGTCTTCGAGCACGCTGTTAAGCGTCTCGATTCCCTTGCGCGTCTGGCCCATCGCATCGGTCTTGACCCATGCGTCGGGATTGCCGATGATGCCCTGGATCTGCTTCATAACGGTTTCGTTCAGCCGAGTCGGGGTGAGCAGATGGGGAGCGACCATGGTCACTACGCGCTGGATGCTGGCGAGCTCCTGGCGTCCTTCGGGCGAGAGATTGATGCCCTGGTTCAGCAGTTCGCGCGCGCGCCCTAGCTGTCGCTGCACGCCCGAGATGTCATCGATCGCCACTTCGGTCGGGTCGGCCTTGCGCGTGTTCGCCTCATTGTACGTTTTGAGCGCCTCGCTGTAGTTTTTAAAGCGGCCGATCGCCTGCTCGGGTGTCTGCCCACCGCCGCCGCTCGCGGGTTGGTACTTGTCTTCCACCTTGCGCGACGCCACGCCGAAAGATCGATCGCGGAAATCAATGTCGCGCTTTTGCGCGGCGTCCGCCTGCGCGGCCAATCCGGCGCGCGCGTTCTCGATCACCTTCGGCGCGTTGGTCGCGTGCACCATGAATTGCATCTGCGTATCGGCATAATTGTGCTGCAAATTCTCGAGCGCCTTTTGCGCAAGGTCCAGATCGCCAAAGTGGATCCGAAAGCGATTAAGCGCGTTATCCACGTTGCCCTTACCGGACTCAATCGCCTCGCGCTGCTGGGCCACGTCGCGCGCGATGGCCGCATCGATGATGTCGCCCGCGGCGTTGGTCGATTGATGGCCCATCACTTGCGCATATTGGCCAATTGCGCGAAAGAGCGCCGCTGCGATGGTGCCAGACGTGCCTAGTTTCTCATCGAAGAGTCGGTTCGGATTGAAGCTTTTTTGATTTTGCTTGAGCTCCTGATCCATCTGGCTGTAATCGGCGAGATCTTTTTGCACCATGCCGTTCACCAGGTCGCGCTTTTTTTTCGCCACTGCGATATTGGCCTGCTGCGGCACCATCGATGCCATCTCGGCATTGGCCGCGCCGAGCTCGCTCTCTCGATCGAGCTTGGCGCTGTTCACCGTCGCCTGGGCACGCTCCGCATCGTTCTGCCAAAATTGCTGCTGCTCGTCCGGGCTGAGGGGCCGGCGCACGTCGCTGATCGTTTCCTCGCGCTTTTGCGGCGTGAATCCCCCCTTGGTGGCGGGCTTATTCTGATCGGCCAGGAGCGACTTGCCGATGTTGTTCTGCAGAACGCCGGTAATGGCCTGGTTCTCGTTGCCCGGTGCTTGTCCGGGCGGCGCGGTCAGCTGCGCCGCTGATTGGCCGATCGGCGTGGTCGGTGGCGACTGCGCGTAAGACGGCAAGGCATCGCTCGTCGAGGACGACGAGCCCCTGCGCTCGCCTCCAGCCATGCCGGTCATCGCGGCGCCGAATGTGCCTCCGTTCGGTCCTCCGCCTTGCGCGAGGCGGAGGTCCGGCGCTCCTTGCTGCGCCAGGTTTTGGGCGGTGACCGGGTCGTACGCATAGCGCTGATTGCCATATTCGTCGGCGAAATACCCGGTGCCGGGAGCGGCGGATGGGTCCTGCTGAAACGCGACAATCGCCATGCGTCACCTTATCTCGGCAGCGTGCGCATGCCCGGGCTGGCCATGATTGCCGGTGGCCCCTGCATCGGCGCCATCGGCGTGAATGGACGCGGAGCAAACGCGCTTGCCCCCTGCGGCGTCGCGGCGAACGGATTGGCCATCACAGGCGCTGCGCCTGGAGCCATCGGCGTGAGCGGCCGCTGCGGGAAGGCGAGCGCGCCCGAAGGAGCCTGACCAATGCCGTTGGCCATCACGGGCGCGCCACCGGGAGCCATCGGCGTGAGTGGCCGCTGAGGAAACACACTCGAGCCCTGCGGCGCCATGCCAAACGGATTGGCCATGACGGGCGCTCCCGGCGCGTGCATCATCGCCTGAAAGTGCGGGGCTTGCGGCATGCCTCCCGCAAAGGGATTGATGGGCGCCCCGCCGTATTGATTGCCGCCTGCGAATTGCTGCAGGCGCTGCATGTTGGGAAATGCCATAGGCTGGCCCGCGCCAGGTTGAAACATTCTCGGGTCGAATCCTTGTGCCATGATGAATCTCCTATGCCGATGATGCCGGCGCGGTCCTGTTGTTGCTGATGAGTGACGCGCCAAAGGAGCCCGCCGCAGAGAGGAGCGCCGCGTCCCCCGTGGCCTGCGCCTGCATCTGGGCAATGGCTACCCCCCGGTCCGCGCCGTACATTGACACGTACGATTGTAGCTGACTTTGCGCCATCTGGAGCTGAGTGCCTACCGTGTACTGATCGATGTTCGTGAGCGCGCCGGCTGTCTGCATGCCCACACCGGTCGCGTTGCTCAAAAGTTGATTTCCCTGACCCGACAGTGCGGTGAACGCGTTCTGCCCGTTGCCCATCGCGGTGTTGCTGGCGCCATACATGCCCTGCGCAAAGCCGAGTCCGCTGGCGAGCGCCGATTGCCCAATCTGACCAAACGCCGCCGCCGAGTTGAGCCCGCTTTGATCGTAGCTCTGACCTAGCTGACCGTAGCCTAGTCCTAGCTGGCCGGCTTGATTGGTCAGCGATACGTTTTGATTGCCGAGCGCGCCGAGCGCGCCGGTGGTCAGGTTGCCCGCAGCAATCCCGAGATTTCCCGCGCCGAGCGTGTCCTGCGAGCCGAGCGTCGAATAGCCAAGACCGAGATTGCCAGTCGTGCCCATCGCGCTCAGGTTTTGCCCGGTCAGGCTGGTCAGTCCTTGTCCAGCGGCGTTCTGCGCGTTGGCATCGATCGTGGCGCCGGAGGTGTATGCGTTCTCGCCGAGCTGGCCGTAACCTAGGCCGAGCTGGCCGGTAGCCTGCATGGCCTGGACTTGCTGCGCGCCCAGGCCCTGAAATCCTTGTGCGGCTGCTTCCGTGGCGCCCTGGCCGAGCTGCGCGCCGGTGGTCCGGTAGCCTTGGCCGAGCTGCAGGCCGGCTTGTGTGAGCTGGCCCGCGCCGGCAATCGCCGATTGGCCGAGCTGTGCGCCCTCGCCATAGAGATTGCCGCCGAGCGCGGAGTATTGCTGTCCTAGCCCTCCGAGCGCCGTCGCGGCGCCGATGTCCTGCCCGCGCAGCGCGCCGAGCGTGCCCTGTTCCGTGCTCATCGCAGAGAGCTGCTGGCCGCGCCAGTTGGCCGCTTCTTGGGCGCGCAGCTGCGCCAATTGCATGCCGGTTTGCTGCTCCGTTGCGGCGTTCGAAAACATCGCCTGACGTAGGTTATTCGCCTCGTCACCTGCGCTGCGCCCCGATCGCGCCAGGGCAATCGCCTGCGACATGTTCGTGTCTTCCGATTGCCTGAGCTGCGCCTCGGCTGCCGAGGGCCCCGGGCCCTGCTGATAGAAATTCTGCAGCCGACCGACCGCGCCAAGTGCACTTTGCCGGTCGGTGCCGGAGTACCCAAGATTTTGCGCCCCCTGATTGCCGTAGTAGCTCGCGTTCGCGTTGGCCACCGAACCGAGCTGAGAAAGCCCCGCCTGATTGCCCATCCCCTCGCGTGCCAAGGCGCTCGCGTTTTGCCCGGTGATGTTCTCCACGCCGCTCGCGGCGCTATTCAGGTAGGCCTGATTCTGTTCGCCCTGCTGCGCTAGTGCGCCATAGCCTTGTGCAGCCGTATTTTGCGACCCGGTCGCCGCCGCCCCGAAGCCAGCAGCCTGGTTGCCGTAGTAGTTGCTGGTGTTGAGCGCGCCAGCACCGATATTCGAGAGATTCGCATTTGCTTGAGCTCCCACGTTGCGCAGCTGGCCGAATGCATCCACCGCGCCGGCTCCGGTGTTGGCCGCCTGCTGGCCGTAGTAATTCGAGAGATTCTGATAGCCGCTGGCCGTCTGATTCGCGTTGGCCGCGCTCGTATTGAGCGCGCCGATGGCGCCTTGGGCCTGTTGGTTGATCCCGCCGAGCGCGTTGAATGTCGCGTTCTGCAAGTCCATCTGGTTGCCGAGCAAGCTGGCCTGCTGGCCACCGTAGTATGCGCTGGCCTGATTGGCCTGATTGCCAAGCGCGGTCATCGAGCTGAGACCGTATTGACCTAGGGCGTTATTGTAATCGAGCAGCGCCTGGCCCTGGCCGAGCCCTTGTTGGCCAAGCAGCTGCTCATTGCCCGCGACGCCCATCGCATTATTGAGTATTTGATTGCCCGAGTTGAACGCGGAGGCGGACGCATTGCCCAATGTCGCCTGCGCATTATTCCCGGCATTGAGCAACATGTTTTGGTCGACGAGCCCGACCGAAGCGACATTGTTGAAAAGCCCCGCCGGCGTCATGCCGAAATTCGCGCCGAGCTGATACCCATTGTAATTCGGCGCCGCGCTTAAGGAGCCCCCCTGTCCCACTTGCTGGAGCGCCCCGTCTTGGCCCTGCACGACGGTGCCTGGCTTGGGAACTTCGCCTGGAGCAAGCGTCTGGCCGGTGGCCAGGTTGATATACGTGGTATACTTGGCCGTATTGGCCGCTATCCACGCGTTAGCATCCCCCCCGGGATTGTCGGTCATCCACTGCACGACACCCTTTTCAAGGCCTGCGTTGTCGACGCTCACCGAATAGGACGGTGAGCCCATCTGCGGTGTCTGAGGCGTGTACATGGGCGGCGCCGTACTGTCGTCGCCGCCAAACAGACCGCCCAGTAAGCCGATCCCGCCTCCGACCAGCGCCCCTATTCCGGTACCAATGCCAGGCACGACCGAGCCGATCGCGGCGCCCGCTACGGCGCCGCCGGCCGTGTCGTTAATGACCGTCTTTGCTTTTGCCATTAGGGGCTCCTCATCGTGTTAGGTTGTCGCTTTAGCCCGGCGGCCTGATATATCTCCATCGATAGGCCGTTTAATACCATTGTCGCGGACCCGCCTGGAGCGCCAGAGGAAATCGTCAAGCGTACGCGCACACCATCGCAACGCGGTTGCGTGAGCATATGATCCGCCCCGTCGATCGTGTCGCCTAAGCTGGTCGCAATGTTGAAATTCGACCAAAAGGCGCCGTCGGTAAAGTTTCTGCCCGAATCGTACGAAACATCAAGCGATAGGATCCAGCCGTTCGTCTGGTCGCGTGTCTCGCCAAGTATTTGTATACGTCGAATGCGCCCCCATCCGAGGGCGCCAAATGGTCGGATGTCGCCCGTGGTCACCTGACCTTGGACATTCGACGTGGAGCTCCCATCGGTATCCTGATAACTCGTGGTCGACTCGATAATCGAGCCGTCCACGACGAGCAGCCCATCATAGATCGCGAGAGCTTTGATCGCGCGCGCAAAAAACGAATCGACATACCATTCGCGAATGCGAATATCGTAGATGAGCAGGCGTCCGGACGCGCCTGCAGTATCGGTGCATGCGAAATAGACGAGGCTCGAGTCCTGATCGAATGCCGTCGCCGAGATATAGGGGAATAGCGCCAGGGTGTCGCGCACCGGCTGACCGATCCACACTGGCGCGCCGCCACCGCGAGGCAACAAGTAGAGCCGATCCAGTGCGCCTTGAAAAAACACGCCTTCACCGGTGAGAATGATGGACTTGCCGTCGATGCACCCAATATCGCTCGGCAGTCTTGTTGGCGGAGCGAAGGAGCCGGCGCCCGTGTCGTCCGGGCCGTCGCCGGTGATCGTCCAGATGGATGACGACGTGAAGGCGATCCATGTGCCGTCCAGATGAGTAACCCCAGTGATATCCGCATCCAGCACGGCGCGCCATGGTGCATTATTGGTCCAGCTAATGGGCTCGCCCGCAAACTGGAGCTTGCTCCATTGCAGCTGAGCGCGATTGTCCATGCCGCCGAGCAAGATCCGATTGCTGCCCGCGCAGCACCATTGTGCTGGCGGAGGGGAGTCGTTCTCCTGGATGCCGGACAGCCCCCCGCGCGCACCTTGCGTGTAAAGAACCTGGTTGACTCGAATCGATGTGTCCGGCAGAGCATCAGTGACCACGGTCCCGCCAGGGCCGCCAGCGACAATCGTGGCCTGGTAGAAGATTGTTCCGCCGGCCAGTGTGCGATAGACAACTGCAAAGATGTCGCTGGTTGAGTTACCGTTGATTTTGCCGGTAATCTGGGGAGTCGTGATCCATATGGTTGTGCTCTGATTACCAGCAGTAAGTGTAATGGTGATCGGCAGGCTAGGTTTGCTACGATGCCGATACCCGAGAACATCGGTCCATTCCCACACCACAACGTATTGATATGTGCTGGCAGCGGTCAATGATCCGCCAACGCCTTGAGCGCTACTTGTGATGAGCGGCGTTTCAGCAAAATCGACGTCTAGAACCGCCTGCCCGTCATATCGCATGATACGCGGTCCGGACAGGACCGTCTCTCCGTTGAGTTGCGCCGCCTGGAACGACGGGGCGAACGGGCCGCTCTCTATGCGCACAAGTGCATAGCCAACGGTGAGGGAGCTCGCGAACGGTAGGCTGCCGATGACAGCGGTGAGATTCGGATCGGCATCGAGCGCCGCGACTGTCGCGAATTGTCGCCGGGGATCGGGCGGAACAGCGGCGGTCGTTTTGACTTGCTGCGAGACTCCATCGAGGATGACAGTCTCCGCCATGATCGCCTGAGAATTGAGGCGGGGCGGAAGGGCGATTGCATATGATGCCCCCGGGGTGGCAGTGGCCAAATCCACATCTCCGCAGAAGCAGTACGCCCATCCCTGCTGCGAAAATGGCTTACTGATAAGGTACATATTGTCCACGATATCGACCACCGCGGTACCGCCGGCGTATATCTGGACGGAGTAATCATTGCCATTCGCGCCAGCGGCTTGATTCGCGGCGATCATATAGTTGTACGTCGCGTTCGGATGGGGACCGGCAACCGGATAGCCGCTGATTCGGTTCGTGGATGTCACGGCAGCAAAGGCCGCAATGAATCCTGTACCTCGGCGGAACAGCGCGCGCTTAAGATCGCCCACATAGGTTGTCGCGCCGTCAATGACAGCCAGTACGACATCGATCGTCGGGTTGACGCCTGCTGGGCTAATGGCACAGCGATTCTCGCTCGCCGTTGTGGTCACAGTGGATAGGAGCGTGAATACTCCCCCACTGTCGACGGTGCCGAACGTGACGGTATTCGCCGCGCTCTGATAGGCGAGATAGGCCTCCGCCGCGGAACCGCCAGCGGACACGTCAAAATAGATCGCTCGGCCGGTGAACGCGGTGACACACGTGCCAGTAGCGATGGGTGAGCCAATGGTTGCATTGAAGGATGCGAACTGGATGGCATTGCTGCTGTTTCGCACATAGAATAACACAGGCACACCGCTAATAACGGCCCACTTGGCCATGAGCGGGTTATCGGGCAGCGTGAGGTTTAGCAGCTGCGCGCCGGTCGCGAGATCCAACATCACATGCACGGGTGGAGAGGCTGCGCAGTAAGAGACAAACAGGCGCTGCCCCACAGCGCAAATATCGGTGGATTGGAAGGCATTCGACGAACCGTTTGCCTGCACCCTCGAGACGCGAGGCACGCCTAGGGTACCTGCGATACCCGCACTTACATTTGCCGCTACCGGCGAGGCCATTACCTGAGTATAGAAGCCATTGGCATACCGGACGGCCTGCGGTGGGTTGGACGTATTGATAGAGACGATGTGCTTTTTGCGGAATGGGATCATCGCGCGTACGGCGTTTGGATCGGGCGCCCCGCTCGTGTTGTCTTTCTGGAGTGCGTGACGCATCCCTAGGCGCGCATCGCGTTCGTAGCGCACGTTGCTAACGCTGACGAAAAGGCCCTGCGGCAATAGCTTGCCGTCCACCTCATTGTGCTGGCCTTTGACGAACGGGATGTGAATTTCCGCCATGGTTCACGTGTTCTTCAGGAAGACGGCGGTTATCTTGACGGAGCCAGCATTGACGCTGACCGTGGCGGTCCAGTTGTTGGCCGCCACGGCCTGCGGCACGGCCACCGGAAACGGGATTACGATGGGATCGGCGGGCGTGGCCGCGGCGGGCGGGAAATCGAACACCATGCGTGTCGTTCCGGCCGTGGCATCCTTGACTGTGATCGTCGCCGCTGCGGCATTGGTCGTCGTGATGATGAGCGCCGAAAGATCGTTGAATACGCCAGCGGCGCCGGCCGTGATGATGGTGGTTTCCGCGACCGATGCGGCAATGTTGGTTGTCTGCACGCCCACGAGATCGCGCACGTGGCCAGGGGATATCACGAGCCGACCGGCCTTGTCGGCCATGAGGGCCACGGCGTTGCCCGCTGTGGCATTGACCGGGTTAGCGGTCGCCGCCTTGGCCCCGATCTGCAAAGCGTTGGCCGGCGGGGCTGCAGCGATGGCCCCGTCGAACGAGGCGCCTGCATTGCCTACGATGCCAATTTTTTGACCTCCCACCGCTGCCGTGCCAACGTTATTGCCGGCAACCTGGCCTATATTGATTGCAGTGTTGCTGTTCGGCGACAAGGTCACGACGAGGGCCGAATCGGTCGTTTGCACGGCCACGCTTGGGGCCTTTACGGTCGCCTGTCGCCAGGGGAACGTTGGGTCGCCAATCGAGATGTTGTTGCCCGCCGTATCGCCGAGCACGACCGCGTTGACGACGAGCAGCGCCGACGAGGACGGGCCGACCGCCCCGGCGACGGTGAGAAACCGAATGGGGAGCGACGTAACGTCCGGGCCCTGTGCGCCGGTCGCCATGGTCGCGACAACGTTATCCCGGTCATCGATGCACCAATAGCCGACGTCGCCGCGGATGTAGACGTAGTACTTGTGCGCCGAGCTATCGAGCGGCTGCTTATTGTTGCCGCTCGATGAGAGGTCCTGGACATTGACGCGTGTGCCGCTCTGATACGAGACGGCCCACATTTTCCCCGCCGTGTCGACGAAGAACCCCATGGCGTTGGTGAGCGGGAGCGCCGCGGTGGGTGAGCCTGGCGCGGTGGCCAATCCCCAGAAGCGGACGGCGTTCAGCAGCACCGGGAACTCGATGTTGATATTGGTCTGGAAATCCAGAAACCCTGGAGCGCTCGGCTGAAACGCCGCCTGGCTGGCGATCATGGAGAAGCCATTGGCCGTCGTGCCTGAGCCACCGGTCATGCTCGCCGTGGAAAAGGCGAATGCCGTCCCCGCGCCTCCCGTCGTAGGGGCGCTCCAGATGTTGGTCGTGTCGATGGGGCCCGAATCGAACGTATCGACGAGCAGTTGGGATGACGCGAGCTGAACGCGCTGCTCGCCCCATGGAGAGATGCGGTATGCTCCCCCGACGCCAGTGGCTGTTGTCAGCGCCTGCGCCGGGGCGACCGAGCTCGGATGCAGCGTGACCACCAGTGGCAGATCGGTGCTCGCGGCGGCTGTTGAGGCGGGCTTGACCGTAGCAACGTTTGTCGGAGTAACCGGGTCATTGATGGTCGCCATGTCAGGCTCCTACCTGGTAGGCAAAGTTGTAGGTGCCGACGACAATCCCGCTCGCTTGCCAATACGCGCGAATCGTGGTCGCGTCCACGACGTACCCGGTGAGCTCGATGCTGTCCATTTCGAACTCGTCGCGCGCATTGCCCTTGCTCGCAATCGGCTGCGCCGTCTGGACGAGCAGCACATCCTTGCCGGCGGTGAGCCCGGAAAGTCCTGTCAGGTCGAAATGGCCGCTCGTTCCACGGCCAATGTCCTTGGAGAACTGCGTAAAGGAAAGCCCCCCGCTCGCGGGAGTCTGCCATGTGCCATCGGCGCGCAAGAACTTTGCGGTGCCGCCGCCGCTCGCCGGCACATCGCCAGCCGCAGCCGGACCAAATAGTGTCGGGGTCACCACGACCGCGCCGGTCGTGGGCGATACCGTGATGCCCGCACCGCCGCTAGTAACCGACGAGACGGAGCCACCGCCCCCCGCGCCTACCGGTGGACGCCACCAGCCAACGCCGTCGCTCATGTATTCGTAGCGCCCGGCGGTCGTCAGAACATCGGTCGCCGCGCCCTGCACGAGGCCTGTGGTGGGCTTGACCGTGACGGTCCCGGCCTCGAGCTCGACAGAGATGCGTCGGCCCGCATTGACGCTCGTGGCCACCGGGAGGGTTACTGCAAACGTGCCGCTGGCCACAACAACCTGATCGAGTAGCGCCGTCACGTCGGCCGTCTGTAGCGACGTGGGCGAGGCGAGCGGCGTTGCCTGCTGCGCAATGCGCCCGAGCGCCGCCGCGACGTTGTCCTCGAGTTGCGAGACACCGCGCTTGAGACCATCGCCCGTCGTGTCGAATTGCGACAGGCGCTTCAGATTCGGAGCGATGGGCATCAGTTATCCGCGTCGAAACTGACCTGCAGGTAGAATCCGGTCCACGACATGCCGGCGTTGCTACCAGCCTCGTCGAGGCCGTAATATCCGGCGGTCACGTTGCCGCAGCCAAGGTCCGCCATGGTCCATGGCGCGTTGCTCTGTGGATTCTGCAAAGGATCATATGCCACCCATCCTGCGAAGTTTGCGGCCAGCGGCCAGAACGCCGCATTCACCACCGCCGCCCCGTGACCGATCGAGTCAGTAATCGCTGCCAGGTAGGCTATGCTATTGCCGGTGATGAGCTCGTAATTGTATACGACGTCGATGTTGCGCGGATTGGTGTATCCACACGTGTTATTTCCCACGACCAACGGCGGGAATTTGAATGCCGCAAACCCACTCCCGAATCCGTTCGAGGTGGGCATCCAAACGAAGTCCTGCGTGGAGAAGTTACGCAACGCCGTACCCTGATAGCTGGCGCCATCGCTGCAACCGCTAGGCCCGCACGAGCGTTCGGTCCAACCAGGCCCCTCGGTCCAATCGCTGTGGCCGAGGTTGACCGCGCCCGTCTGCGGCAAGGGCGATGGATACATTGCAATGCTATGATGCGTGAGCGCTTGCGTCGTCTCGCCACTCTTCTCTTCGCCGGTCGGCAGTGTGCATGCCGCCAGGCTAGTCGCCAATATCAACACGATGGCTAGTCTCATTTTTGTTCTTGCTCCTTTTCACCACACGTTTCCCGTTCGCCAGATCTCATCGTAAAGCTCCGTTGCTTCCTGTCCGACCACATCGATGCGCGTGATCGGGCCTTCTCGCTGCACGGCATTGGCCGCGTAGAGAATGTCGTCTTGGACCTTTTCCCGCTCGGTCGCGGCGAGCTGTGCAATGCTCCCCATGCCGCCCTCGGCGCCGCCATCGGCCGTGGCGATCTTGTAGACCGCGTCCCAGATGACCCAATCATCCCAGCCCTCGACGCCGTCGAAGACGTCCGTATCATTTGCCTTGTCGACCCATGCGGGCACGTACCAGAGATTGTAAACGTAGGCTCGGTCCGTGGCTGGCAGCAGGCCGAGCAGGCCAGCTGCCACAGTGGTCGTCGATTCGACGCCCATGTTGTACAAAAAGAAGTTGCGAGGCGCCCCCGTCTGCGCGCCGAAAACATTGTAGAATTGCGTACGTTGGTCAAACGCGATGGCCTTGAGCGCGCGCCATCGATTGGTCGTCAGAAAGAGCTCTAGCCCGACCAGATGTGCCAAGTCCGCGGGCAAGGCGAGGTCTGTCCACGCCTTGCCCGCCGTCACTCCGCTCGCTGTCGAGCCGGTGGCAAGTTTGCAATACAAGCTCTTGGCGCCGTTGGTCTGCACCAAGCGGCGCCGAAGAGCCTGCCATGATTGATTGATCTCCGTATTCAGCCTGGCATTAGGCCAGCGCGCCGTTGTGCTCGTCGTGTCCGCGCCGATGTCCGCCAGGACTCGAATGCGACCACGCAGCACGGATAACGCAACTGGCCTTGCCATCTCAGTAATCCTCCGACTTGACGCATGCCTTCACCGCATCCCA